CCCATTCCCATAAAATTTTTGGGTTTTCTGAACATTATTCAAAACGAGGTCGGCAAAAAGTTCAAAGGAGAACACCATGCCAAGAGGTGGCTACAGGCCAAATTCAGGACCGAAGAAGGGCACCAAATACAAAAAGAGCACCGGCAAGCAGACCCGCAGGCCGAAGATCAGCGCCGACATTATAGCGGACGCCAAGGCCGAGCGCCTGGACCCGCTGACCTACATGCTCAATGTGATGAACGACCCCTCCGCCGAGAAGGAACGCCGCGACAGGATGGCGATGGCCGCGGCCCCCTTCGTCCACGCGCGGCAGGCGGACGCCGGCAAAGGCAAAAAGGACGAAAAGAACGACAAGGCTAAAGCGGCCGGATCTGGCAGGTTTGCGCCATCGGCGCCACCACAACTTAAAGCGGTCAAATGATTGGAGTTATTATGGAGCATGAATCTTATAAATTAAATAGCTTAGACCGTAAAGACGAAGATATCGAACGCTTTTTAAAAGAGGGTAAAACACGAAAAGAAATAGCTGAAATTTATGGAGTAACAAGAGATACGGTCGGAAGATGGATTAAGTTGATCGAAAAAAGAGCGGGGAGATACAGGCCGACAAAAAACGAGATAGAAAAGGCAAAAAAACTTCTAAGAAGTGTAGGGTATGAAATAATATGAACTGGACAACCGCCTGCCCCGATTGGGAGCGCCGCATCCTGGCAAAAGAGAGCCTGATCGCCCTCCCGCCGCTATTCCCGGCCGAAGCAGACTCAGCCCTCGATGTATTCAAGGCCCTGCAGCTCGTCGATGTCCTTGGTCGGCCCACCTTCGGCGCCATCGGTCGCCAGTGGGTTTTTGACTTCGTGGGGGCCATCTTCGGTGCTTACGATCCGGAAGAGGGCCGGCGCCTGATCTCCGAGTTTTTCCTGTTCGTCTCCAAAAAGAACAGCAAAAGCACCTTGGCGGCCGGCATCATGCTGACCGCCCTAATTCGCAACTGGCGCGACTCCGCCGAATTTCTGATCCTGGCCCCCACCGTGGAGATCGCCAACAACTCGTTTTACCCGGCCCGCGACATGGTGAAGGCCGACGAAGAGCTTTCGGCCCTGCTCCACATCCAGGAGCACTATCGGCAGATCACCCACCGGGGAAACGGGGCCACCCTCAAAATCGTGGCGGCCGACAACGAAACCGTAGGCGGCAAGAAGGCAACTGGCATCCTGGTGGATGAACTCTGGCTATTCGGCAAGCGCCAGAACGCCGAAAACATGCTGCGAGAGGCTTGCGGAGGCCTTGCCAGCCGTCCGGAGGGATTCGTCATATACCTTTCGACGCAATCCGACGAGGCGCCGGCGGGGGTCTTTAAGCAGAAGCTGGATTATGCCCGCGGGGTTCGCGACGGCCGCATAGACGACAACCGGTTTTTGCCAGTCCTGTACGAATTTCCAGAATCGATCTTGAAAGACAAGTCCCACCTCGACCCGGCAAACTTCTACATCACCAACCCGAACATGGGCGCGTCGGTAGATGAAGAGTTTTTAAAGCGTGAGCACCTCAAGGCCCAGGAGGCCGGCGAAGAGTCGGTCCAAGGTTTTCTTGCCAAGCACCTAAACGTCGAAATGGGCCTCGCCCTCAAATCTAAGCGCTGGAGCGGTGCCGATTTCTGGATGCAAGCGGCCGGAGCGGTCACCCTGGACGACATCTTGACCCGATGCGAAGTGGTAGTTGTCGGAATTGATGGCGGCGGCCTGGACGATCTCTTGGGGCTTGCCGTTATCGGGCGCGAGATCGACACAGGGCACTGGCTTTTATGGACCCGGGCATGGGCGTCGGCCATCGCCCTGGATCGTCGGAAGTCGGAAGTGTCGAAATACCGTGACTTCGAAAAGGACGGCGACTTGATAATTGTCGATGAGGTCGGCCAGGACATCGAGCAGATCGGTGAGATCATCGAGCAGATTGAATCCGCTGGCCTACTGGACCGGATCGGGGTGGACCCGGCCGGAATCGGTGACATCGTGGACGAGATAGTGCTGGTCCGCGAGATAGAGCATGATCGAGTTGTGGGCATCCCACAGGGATGGCGCCTTATGGGGGCCATAAAGACCACGGAGCGCAAGCTGGCCGGAAAGCCGGACGCCCAAGATGAGGGCCGCGGCCGAAAACTGATCCATGGAGGCCAGTCGCTCATGGCTTGGTGTGTCGGAAATGCCAGAGTCGAGCCCAAGGGCAACGCCATTTTGATCACAAAACAGGCCAGCGGCACCGGAAAGATAGACCCGCTCATGGCCACCTTTAACGCCGTGGCGCTCATGGCGATGAATCCAGAAGCCCGCCAAGGCGGCAGTATATCGAAAAACCCCTTTGTTGACGTGGAGATTGACCGATGAAGTGCCCAAAATGCGGTATGGACGGCAGAAGTTCTGTGATTCGCACCCTGAAATGCGCCGATGGCGTCATTCGGTGGCGATTGTGCGGCGAGTGCAATAGGGTTTCCAGTTCGACAGAAGCTTTCGACGAAGAATCAGTGCAAAATCTAAGTACCACCTCAAAACAGACGGATATTTTGCTAAATAGCGCTATTTAGCATTAACCGAGTTGCGGGCCCACAACATGTAGCGCTATCCAGCAATCATTATCGGTATCTTTAGCCGAAGGTGGTAGCTGGATGAAGATTTGGCCGTTTGGCCGCAAAAAGCCGGAAATCAAAGCCTCTTACAGTGGAGAAATATCCACCGAAGCGGCTATTAAGCTGATTTCCGAGGAGCTTGGCCGCATGGTTGGCGGCCGATCCGGCGCCGGCCAGCTCGTAAATGAGCAAACGGCCATGCAGTTTTCCGCCGTTTACGCCTGCGTCTCCCTCCTTTCGGGCACCATAGCCAGCCTATCATGTGAAGTTTTCAAGCGCGTAGGCGAAGACGAGCGCGAGTTGGCGCCAGATCATCCGGCCTTCCCACTACTCCACGACGAACCCAATCCCACCATGAGCGCCTACGTCTTTTGGGAGACCGAAGGCGCGGACTGCTATTTGGCCGGGAACGCCTATGCCATTATTGCACGCAAGAAAAGCGGTCGGCCCGTCGGCCTGTATTGGGCTCCGGCGTCGCGCGTGACTCCGAAACTTAGCCAGGATTATTCCCGCATCATCTACCAGATCACATTTGACGGTCGCCAGACTAAGAGCTTCGACCAGGACGACATCCTACACTTTCCCTGCATCGGATGGGATGGCCTCAAGGGCCGCAGTCCCATCGCCGACGCCCGGGAGTCAATAGGCCTTGGCCTTGCCGGCGAGCAATTCAACGCCAAGTACTTTTCAAACGCCATAACCTCGGACGTCTCCATCTCTTTCGATAAGCCCATGAAAGAGGAGGCGATGAAGCAGTTCAGGGCGTCGCTTCAAAAGCGCTACGGCAACGCCGAGGGCTCATCGAATATGCGGTTGCCGCTGGTTCTTACCGACGGCGCCAAAGTCACCAGCCTTCGGATGAACGCCGACGATGCCCAAATGATGCTTTCACGGCGATTCCAGATCGAGGACATCTGTCGTTTCTACGGCGTGCCCCTCCACCTCGTTTCGAGCACCGAAAAAAGCACCTCGTGGGGTACCGGCATCGAAGAGCAGACCATCGGCTTCGTCAAATTCGTTTTGCGCCGCCGGCTCAAGATGATGGAGCAAGAAGTCAACCGCAAGTTGATCGACGATCCGCGCTATTTTTGCAAATTCAACATGGATGACATCCTGCGCGGAGACATCAAGACCCGCGCCGAGTTCTATAAGATTGCCATAGGCGGCAATCAGGTTCCCGGCTTTATGACGCCGAACGAAATCCGAAAACTCGAAAACAGAAGGCCGCTCGAAGGCGAAAAGTACAACAAGCCCTATGACCCGGCCGAAGCGAATAAGGGAGCGCCAGATGCTGGTCAACCTGATGCGAAATAGGCCCGAAAAGGTGGCCACGGACAACCCCAAAGCGGTTATCGACGCTTCGAAAAAGGAAGCTACGGTCTACGTTTATGATGAAATTTGGAATTACGGCATCAACGCCAAGGATTTTGTCAAAGAGATAAATAATCTTGACGTAGACACTATCCATCTCCGGATTGACTCTCCCGGTGGAGATGTTTTTGCGGCCAGGGCTATGCAAACGGCCTTGAAGCAGCACAAGGCCAAGGTGATCGCCCACATCGATGGTTGCGCCGCTTCGGCCGCCACGTTTTTAGCTATGGGGGCCGACGAAATAGAGATCGTGGAAGGCGGTTTTTTCATGATCCACAAGGCCGCCATGGTCATCGATATCCTTGGATACTACAACGAAGATAATCTGGTGAAGTTGATTGACGAAGTAGGTAAGCAAGTAGAGTTTTTGCGAAAAGTTGACGATTCAATCGTCACTGACTACGCCCAAAAAACAGGCAAGAGCGCCGACGAAATCAAGGCCTGGATGACCGAAACCAAGTGGTTTTCGGCCCAAGAGGCGCTGGACGCCGGTTTCGTTGACCGAATCTATGAAGGTAAGCCGGTAGAGAACCGCTTCGACCTTTCATTTTTCAGCAACGCCCCCAAAGAGCTTATCGGGCGGCCGCAGCCCAGGGAAGAGCCCAAAACCACAGACACGGCGGCGCTGTTACGGCGTCTTGAACTCGAAATCGCCCAATAAAAAGGAGATCGAAAGAAAATGAAAAGTATTCAGAAACTTCGCAAACAGAAGGCCGAACTCGCTGCCAAGGCCAAGAAACTGATCGAGGATAACGGCGGCGACAAGTGGACCGATGCCCATCAAGCCGACTACGACGGCACCATGGCGCAGATTAAGGCGGTGAACTCCGAAATCGAGCGTCACCAGGCCCTGATCGCCGATGCCGGCGACATTCTGGACGTCGAAAACGAAGACATCGATGCCGCGTCCGTTGCCGGCCGGGCCGCAAACTCCCACATCCAGGTCCAGGCCAAGCGCGTTTATCGCAACATCGGCGAGCAGATGCAGGATGTTCAGGCCATGACCCAGGACACCTCCGAAGCGCCCCGGGCCCGCGATCGCTTCCAGAAGGTCGTCAACGCCTCCGGCGCCTCCACGGGAATCGATTCCGATGGTGGGTACCTGGTGGAGACCGACAAGGCCACCGACATCATGCAGACCGCCGTTGAAACCGGCGCCCTCTCTTCGCGCTGCACGCGCCAACCCATCGGCGCCAACTCCGACAGCTTCGAGTACCTGGCCTTCAAGGACCGTGACCGCAGCGCCGGCACGATGCTTGGCGGCATCCAGGTTTACCGCAAGGCCGAATCCTCCCTGATGGCCTCCAGCGGCAAAGCTGTGCTGGAGCCGCGCGAGCTGCGCCTCGAAGATATGTATGGCCTGATCTACGTCACCAACCGCATGCTGCGCGATGCCGTAGCTATGGCCAACTACACGAAGCAGGGATTGCGCAACCAGCTCTCTTGGAAGTTGGACCTTGAAATCTGGCAGGGCACCGGCTCGGGACAGTGTCTCGGTATCACCAATAGCGATCTGCTGGTATCCGTGGCCGCGGAAAACGCGCAAACCACCGACACCATCAACGCCGCCAACCTGGTGAAGATGCTGGCCCGCTTCAAGGGCAACCTGCAGAAAGCCGCCTGGTTCACCAACCAAGACTGCTTGCCCCAATTCCCGCTGCTGACCATGCCCGGCAGCACGGCCGGCGTTCCGATCTTCTTGCCCGGCGGCTCGCTGTCTGGCGCCCCCCTGGGAACCCTGCTCGGCATCCCCATCGTGCCCATCGAGTTCGCCTCCACCATCGGCGATGTTTACGACATCATGCTGGCCGATTTCAGCGAGTATATGCTGATCGAAAAAGGTGGCGTCGAAGAAAGCGAAAGCATGCATGTCCGTTACCTCTACGACGAAATGTGCTTCCGTTTCATCGCGCGCAACAACGGCCAGCCCATGCACGAAAGCCCGATCACGCCGTACAAGGGCAGCAACACCTTGAGCCCCTTCGTGACCTTGGCGACCCGGTAACCAAAATTTAAATCAATGATGGGCGGCATTGCGCCGCCCCGTTGAAAGGAGAAAACAGCACAATGAAGACCATCGAGCATATGCCCATCATCGAGGCCTTGACCCCCGGGACGACCGGCGCCGCCGACAGAACTGGCGACTATATGAGCCTGAAAAACTGCCCCAACGGCGTAGCCGTCTATGTCCACATGAACCAGGCCAATGCCGCCTCGGCCGAAATCAGCCTTTTGCAGGCAACAGCGGTGGCCGGTACCGGCGCTAAGGCCGTTACAGCACTCGTGCCGATCTGGTCCAACCTGGACTGCGCCGCAAGCGATATCATGGTGAAGCGCGATGCGGCAGCGTCCTATGAGACGGATGCCGGCGTGAAGCACAAGATCGTCAAGCTGGTTGTCAAGCCCGAAGACCTGGACGTATCCGGGGGCTTCGATTGTCTGGCCGTTTTTATCGCCAGCAGCGACGTTGCCAACATCATCGGCGCATTTTACCAGCCCCTCGGCCGGCGCTATGCCAATGAATCCATGATCGCCGACTAAGAAGGGCGGACGCCCACCATGGGAGAAGAAATCATGAGAGTAAGATTGACCGGAAGGTGGGGCTCTCGGCTACCTGGAAGCATCATCAGCGTTTCCGAAGCGCGGGCCTTCTACCTGCAAAACGAATTGAAGATCGGCAAGATCATCGACCCGATGCCGGAACGGCCGACAGTGGCCCAGGCGAAGGCGAAAGAAGTTGACAGGGCCAAGGCGAAAAAAGGCGAATAAATGCCGCTCATGTACTTTTCAGATCTTGATCTGATCAAGACGCAATGCAACCTCGACGATTCTTTTGTCGCGGATGATACCCTTCTTTTGACCCTGTTCGAAAATGAAGCGGTCGTCCATGCTCAAAACAGAACGCGGAGATACCTCACGGCTACGGCCCTGACCGAGGAACTGGACGAGTTCCCGGTCGGGGCCATTCCGCTCGCGGCCAACCTGAACAGCGTCACGTCGATCAAGTATTTCACCGATGCTTCGGCATCCGAGCAGACCTTGGCAACCGATCAATATGAAGTCAAAACCAAGCCGATGGTCGGGCTCGTCCGGCCAGCGCGCTATTGCTACTGGCCCGCGGGGGCCTACAAGATCACCATCGCTTACAACGCTGGCTACGGGACTGACGCCGGGCAAACTCCGGTCCCGGCCCCGATCCAGGTTTGGCTTTTGGCCGCCATCGCCACGAAGTACGCCAACAGAGAAATCGCCACGATCGGCCAGGGGCAAGCGCAGGCCGTCGAGCTGCCATCGAAGATTTTTGACGATCTGCTGGATATGTACGCCGTCCCGGTGGTGCCATGAAGGCAGGGGCGCTTCGCCATATCTTGGTTTTCCAGACCAAGACCGAAACCAGCGATGGCATGGGCCCGGGCGGCGCAGAATCATGGGCCGACACGCTGACGGCGAGGGCCGAACGCTGGCACATCTCCGGCGCCGAACGAGTAGAGGCCGCCCGCACCAAGCAAAACAGCATGGTCCGATGGCACTGCCGCCACAACGCCGCGATAGTGCCGACGATGCGCATCAAATGGGTGAACGCCGGGGTGACGCACTACCAAGAGATCCTGGCCGTCAACCCGCTCGACCAGCAGAACCGGGAAATTGAGATTTTGGCGGAAGAAAAGATATGAGCCTCGCGCAAATAAAAATCGATTGGGACGCAAGACCTTTCACGGCCGAAGTGCGCAGAGGCATGGAAGAGATCGTTCAGAAAACTGCCGCCTACGTCGAGGAAGAGGCCAAGAAAAACCTTGAGCGCTCTGCGCCCGACTCCACCGGCACCCTGGCCAGCGAAATCGACATCATGACCAGCAAATACAAGGACGGCGGATATCTTGTCACGGCGCAGGCCAACCGCGCGCGCGATGTGAGCCCCGAAACGGTCTCAAGTTACGACGAGTTGAAGTGGAAAAGCGGCGACCCGTATGCTTCTTTCGTTGAGCTTGGAACCAAGAACATGCAGGGGCTTTCCTACATGCGAAAGGCCTTGCGGCGCGGCAAGTATAAGGCGCGCGCCCTCATGAAGCAGATGTTCGGAGAGTTGCGCGGATGAAAGAACTTATCGAATCCATCTATAGCCACTTCGCCACCGGCACCAACAGCCTCAAGACGGCCACCAGTGGCCGCTTAGAGTACGGTAAGGGCGTTCCTTCATGGGCCGACAACTTTTGCACCTATCAGGCCAACAGCGCGAATGCCGACGATGCTTTTCGGCTTTCCATGGATGAAACCTACTGGCAGATCAACTGCTTTTCGTCCGTGCGCGAGACCTGCTTTGACCTGCTGGCCTACGCCGCATCACTTTTCGACAACGTGACCTTGACCGTGGCGAGCCACTACCCGGTTTTGATCCATAAGGAATCAGTCGTTCCGCCGATCTGGAACGAGCAAGACAATCTTTGGCAGGCCACCATCGAATTCCGATGCCGGCTGCAACACACGTAAAGGAGTAACCACATGACCTTATCTTACCAAGAGGCGGCAAATGTTGCGGTCGTTCTGAACTACGGGGCCGGCACGCAGGCCATCGTCGCCGGCCTGAACAGCCTGAAGCTGCCCGGCGGCCAGCGCAACATCATCGAAGTCAAGCAGTTCCGAGAAACCTCCCGGCAGTTCGCCGGCCAAGCGAGCCGCACCAACCTGGAGTTCGGCGGCAGCGCAGTTTTCAATGACCCTGGCCAGCAGCAGTTAAAAACCTACTTCGACGCGAACACCAAGTTCGGCCCGGTCAATCATGCCGGCGGTGAGTGCCGCATCTACCTGAACGGCACCTCGGCCACGCTGCTTTCGTCCGACTTTATGGCGCCGGACACCGCCAACGACTCCGAATCCGTCTATCAGGTCACGGCCTACGACTTCCCGAGTGTGGATTCGGAAGGAATCTTCCCGTTCACTTCGGGCCTCTCTGTTGGCGGACGGTACGCCTTTTTTACTGTTCACATGACCGCGGCCACCATCGCTTTCGTGGCCTCTTCCAAGACCATCACCGACAGCGGCAACGGCCTTGTTGATGCTGGCTTCGAAGCCGGGCAGACCTTGATCGTCGAAGGCTCCACCAGCAATGACGGCATTTACATCATCAGCACCGTCGAGGCTGGCGTTATCACGCTGACCAGCGCCGCAACCCTGGTTGACGAAGCGGCCGCAGCCGGTCGCACACTCCACGGCGGCAAGTAGTCCAGGCCCTGCTTGCGCGCCAACGGCCGGCCCTGGCCTCCTCCCCGGGGCCGGCCTTTCCACAAAATAACGGGGGAGATGGCAAAGGAGGAGCGCAGTGCCAAGAATCCAAAAAGAAACCGAGGCATGGTTCGACTACCCGAACGATCCGGACGGTGGCCGGGCCCTGATCCGGCTGCTAAAAGACGGCAAGCAAGACCTGATCAAGTCCAAGTGCCGCGAGATGGTCATGACCGAAACCGGCGAGCCCGGCTTTCGCACCGATGCCCGCCTGGAGATCATCATCGAATCGGTGGTCGATTGGAAAAACTTTATAGGCGCCGACGGCCAGCAGCTTAAATGCACCCGGGCCAACATCTCTCTGATGTGCGCCGAAGACGGCTTTATGAAGTGGGTTGACGAGTGCATCGCGGAACTCGAAAAGCGCAAGGCAGAGCAGGTCAAGGCCGAAGTAAAAAACTGATCGAGCTGGCCGAGTGGCTGGCCGAAGCCGGTCGGCTCGATTGCGAGGCCTGCAAAGCAAAATACAAAATTGGGCCATGGGACAACGGCCCGCTACTCGAAGCAAAAAAGAAGGGTCCGCCATGCGGGGAGTGCGTCAAAGGGCAAATGCCAGGCGTCGAACCGGCAAACGAAGCGACCTTCTTTTTGTTCCAGCGCACCGGTGGCGAGGATGGATTGTCGCCCCAGGACCTGGAAGCCAATATGCGGATCTACGGCATCCGCGCGCGTGACAGGGCAGACACCGCTGAGCGCGTGACTATCATGGCCGGGCGATACATGAAGCGGGCCAGGACGATACGGGAAGAGGAACGAATCAATGCCCAAGGTGGGGACGGCATACGTAAGTATCAGAGCGCGCCTGGATCAACTCGAAAAGGATCTGGCCGCCGCTAAATCGACGACCATCAAGCGGGCCAACGAGACATCGAACGTTGTCTCTAAGGCTTTCGGCAAAATAACCGACAGCTACAAAAACATGCTCATCGGGATGGCGGCAGGCTTCACGCTTTCGGCGACCGTGCGCGGCTTCAATGTTGTGACCAAGGCCGCGAGCGACATGAAGGAAACCATCAGCAAGGTAAATACCTTGTTTGGCGGCACAGAAGGTGCCCTGCTGGAAGATTGGGCAAGCGGCGCGGCAGCATCTATGGGCCTTGCAAAGCAGGCCGCATTGGATGCCACCGGTGACATCGGAGATATGTTTTTAAAATTGGGCGCCAACAGTCCGAAGGCGGCCCAGGTCTCCAAGTCTCTGGTTGAGCTTTCGGCCGACATCGCCTCATTTAAAAACGTCGCCGGCGGGGCATCTTCTGTGCTGGACTCCATGCAATCCGCCTTTCGCGGAGAGTACGACGCATTGCAGAAGTACATTCCGACGATCAAGGCCGCCTCAGTTGAGCAGCGCGCGCTTGCCGACACAGGCAAGAAAACCGCCAAGGAATTAACAGATCTGGACAAGGCGATGGCGGCTTATCGCATAATTGTCGAAGATGCTGGCGCAGCAACTGGAGATTTTCAGCGAACAAGCGGAGGGCTTGCGAACCAACAGAGAATACTTGAAGGTCACTTCAAAAACATACAGGCAAGTTTAGGCGAAGGTATTATCCCGGGGTACGCCGACACCCTGAAGATAACCAACGATTGGATAGAATCCAACAACGAGTTTTCCGGACAAATAGACACTATTTCTACTGGTTTGCGCGCCATAGGCGATGGCGTAGAGTTTATTGCAAGAAATGCCGATAAAGTAATTGGTCTTTTTAATGTAATGACCTTGAACAGCCTGGGGCCGCTAAAAGACGCAATAAAGTTATATGGCGCGATGAACGACACCGGCAAAGATGAACGCTTCGGGCCGCGTACAATCAAGATCGGCGCCAATACTCCGGCGGTCAACCCGAACACCTCAAAAAATCCACCTCCCGGCGGCGGTGGCGGGTCAAGGGATACTATTGAGGATTGGGAAAAGAGAAACACAGCTCTTGCGAAGCAATACAAGTACCACTTCGAAGACCTTGACCGTGAATCCGGCATCATGATGGACAACTATCTTGCCAATGTAAAAAAGTCCGATGATGCCACTAAGGATTTCTTCGACGACCTGGACAAGTACGAAAAGGGGATTAGGTACGTCAGTGTAGATAACGCCCTCGCTTTTGACTTCGAAGACCTTGACCGCCAAAAGGAAAAGATTACAGAGAGCGCCAAAGACCTCAAGGAGTCGATGACCAGCGCCTTCGAAGGCTGGGGGGCCTCGTACTCGAGCGAACTTACCGAAATGGTATTCGGCTCCAAGCTGGCCTTTGACGAGATCGGACTATCGTTTGCGAAGATGATCACCCAAATGATCATCCAGCAGCGCATCATGGGGCCGCTCATGCAGGGCATTGGCAACCTTTGGCCATCTGGTTCCACGCCTGCCGCAGCCTCCTCCTACATCGTACCAGCCTACGGCGCAGACGGTGCCATCGCCTCCTTGGCGAGCCTCAAAAGCCGAGAGAATACCATCCTGACCAGGCCGACGCACTTCTTCGCATCCGGCGGGCTCGTGGCTGGCGAAGCCGGCGCCGAAGCCATCATGCCCTTAAAAAAGATCGGCAATAAGCTGGGCGTGGCCTCCGATGGTTCGCGCACAGTCGTCAACGTGATCAACAACAGCGGCGCCCAGGTCGAAACCAAGCGCCGGCAGACCCAGCAGGGTGAAGAGATTGACGTGATCATCGGCGCGCTGGTCGCCAACCAGATGATGACCCCCGGCACGGCCCCCAACCGAGCGATGCGCCAAAGCGGGGCGCGGCGCCAACTGACGGCGAGGTAGAAAATGGCTTCGATCACATGGCCGGCGACACTGCCGCAAGAGATGATGACCGAAGGCTACAGCCAATCGGCCGCCGACGTCGCCATGCGCACCGAAATGGGTGCCGGCCCGGCCAAGGTGCGGCGCCGCTACTCTGCTGGCCCAAAGCCGGTAAAGGGCAAGATCTTTGTGACGGCCGCCCAGCTGGTCACCTTCAAAACGTTTTGCACCACCACGGCCATCGGCGGAACCCTGCGCTTTAACTGGCACGATCCGGACGACGGCACGACCGCCGCAGAGATGCGCTTTGTGTCGCCGCCGTCGTGGGCCCCATCGGACAATGAAGACAATTGGGAAGTCAACCTTGACTTGGAGATCATGCCGTAATGGCTGAACTATCCCTCGCATTCCGACAAAGCGCTTACGCCCAGGAGACCGGAGACTTTCCGATCTGCCTGATCACCGTGGCGCACGAAAGCCTTGCCGAGCCGATCATGATCAGCACGGACCCGACGCAGCGGCTTGTGGAGACTGCTTCGGATATCGTTTATGGGACCATCTCAAGGGGAGGGTACTTCTACTTTTTCCCCTGCACCTTAAAGCTGCCGGACGAAACCGAAGAAGGTCTCGGGCAGATCAAGCTCGAGTTCGACAACACGAACCGGGAGTATGTTTCGGCCATCCGCTCCATCGTCGGCCGGCCCGAGGTAACCGTGGAAATGGTCATGGCCAGTGACCCCGATTCGGTCGTTGCCATCTGGCCGCAGTTCCTTGTAACGCGCATCCAATACGGCCCGACCGTATCGCTCACGATGGAAATGGAGCTGATGGTGGCCGAGCCCTTCCCCTGTATCACTTTCACGCCGGGGCGCTTCCCGGCCATGTTCGCAGGCGGCCTATGAAGCCCTGGACTGACGAATACATAGAGATCCCCTTCGTGTGTGACGGCCGCGACCGCTCCGGCTGCGATTGCTGGGGACTCGTTCGCCTGGTCTACGCGGAACGGCTGGGGATCAACCTGCCATCGTTTCCCGGCACACTCAAAGACGGTTCGGTCGCGTCACTCAAGAGGGCCGCACGGCTGGCCGAGCAGCAGCAGCAGATGTGGGTCAAGGTCGCGGACCCGCAACCCTTTGACGTGATCCTCTTCGGCGCCCACGTCGGGCTTTATGTTTCCCAAACGGAAATGCTCCACATCGAGATCGGCAAAAACTCATGCGTCCAGGACCACAACGGCCTGGAATTTAAAAGCATAAAAACCGGATACTTTCGGCATGCCAAAAGAGTGTAAAGACATACAGGTCACCACGCGGCCGCTTGCTTTTTCAGAGCCAAAGCTCTCCAGCGTGCCCGGCGGCATGACCATTGCCGAAGTGGTCCGCGATCATATGCCGGGCGTCGTGGGGGTCGTCGTCCAACTCAACGGCGAAGTGGTTCCGGCCATCGCCTGGGGCGAAGTGAAGCCGATACCCGGCGACCATCTTTTGATTTACACGGCCTTGCGCGGCGGCAGAGGCAAGAATCCGGTTGCCATGCTGCTCCAGATGGTCGTGGTGGTGGCGGCCACGGTTTACGGAGGGCCCCTCGGCGGCGCGGCTTTCGGCGCAATGAACGCGACCACGGCCGCCATCGGCTCGGCGGTTATCATGACGGCCGGCACCTTCCTTGTCCAAGCCATTGCCCCGACCAGGCCGCAGAGCAACAAGACCTATTCTTACGAGGACAGTCAAACATACTCCCTTTCAGCCTCACGCAACACCATGGACGCGTGGGGGCCTATCCCGGTCATCTTGGGGCGACATCTTGTCTTTCCGAAGCTGGGGGCGCCGACCTATACCGAGATCGTCGGACAAGACGAATACCTGCGCATCCTCGTTATATGGGGCATCGGGCCGCTTAAAATCTCCAATATCAAGATCGGCGACACGCCGATAAACAACTTCGACGATGTGGAGATCGAGACCCGCTACGGCTGGCCGGACGACACGCCGCTGACGCTTTTTCCATCGCAGGTGCGCCAAGATCAATACGGCATTGAAATCAGCCAGGCCTCTGGCTGGATAACTCGCTCGGCCATGGCCAACGTGGACGAATTAACGGTCGGAATCTACTTTAACGCCTTGGTGGAGATCAATCGGAAGACTGCCCAGCGAATGAGTAGGACCGTCAATCTTGAGATCAGGTATCGAGAGGTTGGCGCGTCAACTTGGACGCCACTCAACGGCACAGTAGACTACGCCGCGGGCTCGATATCCATCACAGACCCCTATATGCTCGGGGCGGACGGCCAGGGAAGTATTTACGCATTCGCCAATGGCGCGGTCGGAAACTTCGCCTTCGGCACCATCGGCATGCTAAAGATTGCGACCTATACTTATGAGGTAGGCGACTTCATGGAGGGCTCGCAGCTTAGCTTTTCAATTACCAGCGTCACCAATCTGCCGAACTCAACCAAAACCGGGCTCGAGTGCTCGCTTTCCGGCAATACCATCAGCTACACCGCTGGGCATATAGTCTATCCGTCCATTTACTACACGGCCGCCACCCCAGAGGCCCGCAGGTTTGCTTACAACTGGAAGGTAGACCGCACGAAAGCCTATGAAGTATCGGTGCGGCGCGTGACCGCCGATAGCACCAGCGACTACATTGTGGACAAATGCTATTTGGGCAGCATCACCAGTATTAAATGCGAAAACCCGCTCAATGTCGAAGTGCCGGTGGCATGCAGCGCGATCAGGATCAGGGCAACCGGGCAGCTTTCCGGTGTGGTCGATGAGATCAACGGCATCTGCTCCTCATACTGCCCGCGCTGGAACGGGTCCGCATGGACAACCGGGCTATCGGTGCAGCGCAACCCGGCCGCGCTTTTCCGGCATGTGCTCATGTCCTCGGCCAACGCCAAGCACCGAACTGCCGCGCAGATCCATGGCGCAGAGCTCGGCCAGGCTTACGCTCATTGCGTAACCGAGGGCTGGACCTTCGATCAGGTCCGCGATTTTACGGCAAGCGTGCCCGATACCCTAATGGATATCGCCGCAGCAATGCGCAGCTCCATTGCCATCTCAGACGGCCTCTGGTCGATGATTTGGGACCGGGCCGACCGGCCGATAGCGCAGCACATCACGCCGCGCAACTCCTGGGGATTTTCTTCGGAGAAGGTGCTGATTGATCATCCGCATGCGTTCCGCGTCAAATTTAAAAACGAGCTGAATAATTGGGCCTGGGACGAACGGATCGTCTACGCCGACGGCTACAACGCATCGAACGCCACGCTTTTTGAATCCATCGAGTTCCCAGGCGTCACGCATCCGGACCTGATTTACAAGCATGCGCGGTTCCACCAGGCCCAGGCGCTGCTCCGGCCGGAGTTCCCATCGGTCTATATGGACTTCGAATCTTTGGCCTGCAAAAGAGGCTCGAAGGTCGTTCTTTCGTACGATATGATGCTTATCGGAAGCGGCGCCACGGCGGGCCGGGTGAAATCTTTGACGCTGGGCACCGGAGATGACGACGGCCGGACGCTCGGCTTTGTCTCGGACGAGCTTTTCGTCATGGAGGTCGGCAAAACGTATTGCTGCCGGTTCCGGCTTGCGGACGAATCCGGATCGAGTCTTTTGCTCACGGTCTCCACGGTAGCCGGGGAAACCGACACCTTTACCTTTGTGCTCGATCCTCCGATTCTGACCACGGTAGGTCCGCAGGCCGGCGATCTTTTCAGCTTCGGCGAGGCCGGCAGCGAGACCTCCGCGTATCTCGTCCACAGCGTAAACGCTCAAAATGAGTACGTCAGAAAAATCAACCTTGTGGACGAAGCCGAAGCGATTTACAGCGCCGACACCGGGACGATCCCGGCATATGATCCCAATATCACGGCGCCCATCGATCTGACGAAACTCAAGCCCGCAGCCCCGACCATCTCCAAGATCGAATCAGGCGAAAAGGCCTTGGAGGTCTCCAACGGCGTGGCCCGGGCCCGCATCTTTGTGACCATCGCGCCGCGCTCCGGCAACATCCGCGTGCAGACCTACCGGATACGATACCGCAAGCTGGGCGAAGCGGCATGGGCGCAGGTGGATATCGAGGCAGAATCGACATCCACGGCGGTAATCAATGGCGTGGAAGAAGGCTACCATTATCAGATCCAGGCGGCGGCCATCTCCTATTATGGCGTGCGCTCGCTCTGGAGTTCGGTGATTTCCGAACTGGTCATCGGGCAGACCGAGCCGCCCGATGACGTGGAAGACTTCGCGGTCAACATCATCGGCACCGACGCCCATCTATCATGGTCGCCGGTCGAAAATTACGACCTGTCGCATTACCGTATCCGCTGGAGCCCATCTCTTTCCGGCGCGACCTGGGGAACCAGCGTCGATATTATCAAGCGCGTAGGTAAGCCGGCCACCTCTAAAACTGCTCCGGCGCTGGTTGGCACCTACATGATCAAGGCCGTGGACTTTGCCGGCAACGAGAGCGACAGCGCCGACGCGGTATCCACCAGCATCGCGCGGATTACCGGGCTCAACGTCGTGGAAACCTTCGAACAGACGCACCCGGCATGGTCCGGCACTCCGGATGGCACCGAAGAGTCATCCGAATACGGCGGCATCACCATCGCGGCGATCACCTCGGCGGGCTACACCGGGGCGGCCACGGTCCACGATGACAGCTCCGTGGAGTTCTCCGACGAGGGCGGCACGGCCTTTGACAGCGCAGACCCCACGGAGACCTCGATTGAGGTAGCCAGCGGATATTATGAGTTCGCCAGCTATGTTGACCTGCTGGGCGTTTTCACAAGCCGGCTCTCCGCATCGCTCACAATCAGCGGACAGGACATTACGGCCGACTTGTACGCCATGGGCGACCTCTATGCTGCCGGCAACCTTTACGGCGCACAGGACGGCCAATACTCGGTCTCGCTGGAGGTGGCGACGACCAGCGACGACCCGGCAGGCACTCCGACGTGGAGCGCATGGAAAGGCTTTCTTGTCGGCGACTATACCGCCCGGGCCTACAAATTCAGAGCGAAGCTTGTCAGTTATGAACCGAACATAACGCCCATTCTGGAGGGCTTTTCGGTGTCGATCGATATGCCCGATAGGCTGGTAAGGTTCGCCGCAGAAGTCGGCACCAGCGGCGCGAGAGTCGCTTTCAGCCCCGCTTTTTACATCACGCCGGAAGTCGGCTTGAGCGTGCTCGATGGTGAAGAGGGCGACGCCTACACAATGACAAATTGGGACGAAACCGGATTTGATATTGCTTTCACCAACGGCGGCAGCGCCGTGGCGCGGGAGATTTCCGGCATCGCCCAAGCATATGGAGAACAGGAAACATGAGCCAAGTAACAGCCTATACCATATCACCGGCACCGCTTGAGATGGCGCAACTCGCCACCGAACTCGAAAACCTCTTTGCGGCCGTCGGCAGCGCGAACCGGGGCGGCACGGCGCCGGCAAATCCATTTGACGGCATGCTCTGGTGGGATACATCGCTCGACCCCGTGGAGTACTTGCAGCGCTATTCCACGACGGCCGGGTGGGTGTCTTTGCTTTCGATCAACACCACAACAGGCGCGATAACCTTTCAAGGTGCCGTGGCGGCCGACTTTGCAAAGCTGGTGGCCGTCGCCGGGACCGCGATTGTGGACACCACGACCGCGCAGAACATCGCCGGGCCGAAGACTTTTACCGATGGCCTGGTGGTCGAAGGTGGCCCGCTAAAGATATCTTCCACTTCTTCGGTGGCTCAAATTACAGGCAAAAACACGGCCAACACCGTGACGGCTATTTATGCTGGTGGCTACACCTCCGCCGGCGATTCAGGGCTTATTCAGATTTACTCCAAAGATCACGCCACGCAGGCCGGAAAAATTAGACTTTACGGCACTGACGGTTCGACGTACGCCCTTGGCGCAGAGGTGCTCACAGACGGAAAAGTCAATCTCCCGGTCGGCTTGCAGATCGATGGGGTTGATATGCCTGCACCGCCCACCTATACGTCGTTTAGCCCTGGAGGAGATTTAGCAGGGACGGTTCATATAGCAAAATATGGCAGATTAGTCACCATGACCTGGTATAGCTTGACGCACGCGAGCAGCTATACTGCTGGGTCTGCTGCTGCCGTCATACCTGCTGCATACCGACCTCATGATTGGTTTACAAATTGCTATTCTGGATCGGGCGGGGTTAATAGGCAAATAATCATATACGACTCTGGCCTATTTACATTCGCATATTACGACACGACCGATGGTGGCGGACATGCGGATACAAATACAGGCAATGGTTCTGTTTCTTGGGTATCCGCAAGCTAAAATAATAAACCGAAAAGGTGGCAAAATGAAAAAAGCAATCACTCTTCTTCTGGCCCTGGCCCTTCTTCCCGGCATGGCTTTTGCCGCCGGATCTTCTCCGGCTACGCAATACATGCTTTCCGCCGATAAAAACCAGCTTGTGATTAAGCTGGCGTGCGTCGGAGATGCCGACAATGGGTCTATCCCTGCCAAGACGATAAATGAGGCGGCCATCAGCGCTGGTCTGCCGAAAGAGTATCAGGCGATGGGGTTTTATCTGACCGGCGTGCATGTGGTGGTCGGGACGACCGCCCCCGATGCCGCAGACATCGCCATCACCGATGCCTTGGGAGTTACCCTTTACTCTCAGGCCAGTATTATCCCGACGAGCGGCACAGCCAAGGGCACGGTGCCGAAAGCGGAGCCGGTGAACTCGGTGCTCACGGTGACGGTGGCGAATCAGGCGACGGCGAGCGCGACCTATGACATCTACATCAAATTGGGCCGGTAAGAGGTGACCATGAAAAGACTGATCTTTGTTTTCGCAATTCTGGCGGCTTGCTTCGGGCAGGCCTTCGCGCTGCCTCCTGATGGGACCGGCGGGTGGGCGGATGATGGGACCACGACGAGCACGGATAGGGCCGTAGTTATAGGGCAAACGGGGTCTATCTCAGAAGAAACCAACACCATGACGCTGGATGACGGCGACGGCCTGCCGATTACGTTGCAAGAAATCCGCAGCGCTACAGGCGGGGCCGATACCGCAGCTATCCACGACAACCAGGCCAGTGAGATCAGTGCGATCACGGCCAAGCCTACGCCCGCCGATGCTGACTACCTGCTGATTGAGAGCGCGGCCAACTCAAACGCCAAGCGCAGCCTTACGCTTACCAACCTTTGGGCGAATTTGTTCAAAGGTAAGGCTGATGCACTCTACGAACCGGACATAACATCTTCCACCGACCTGACCGTTGGCAGCTTGACGGCATCCGGGGCTGGCGGTCTGGCCATCGGCGCTGCCGGAACTACGCTCGGCACGGCGCGCTGGTACACAAATGTTGCCGAAAACGTCTACCGCTTTGACCTCTTCGCTTCTGATTTTACACAGAATTGGGGTATTAGGTGGCAGACCGGCTATCCGCTCGAAAACGGCGGGCTTTTTACAGTCGACACCACCGGGACAGGCACTTGGAGTTACCAAGGCGTTGATCCTGGCGACCTGCTACTACTGCCCGCTGATCCCGCTGCTCATACGCTTTTCGGCTTCGACAATACGACGAACACTTACAAGCCATTTGCTATCGGCACCGGGCTTTCCTTCGACCAGGCTACCGGGACGCTTTCTTCGACGGGTGGGGTTGGCGATGACCTGGGCAGCGCGGCCTACTCCGATGTCGTGGCGCTCTGGACAACCTGCTCAAGCGGGTTTTTGAAGTATGACGGAACATGCGAAACGCCAACTGGCGCAGCACATGACGCCCTGACGCTCGGGTCCACGCTTTCCTCGATATTTAGCCTGACCGGCCAAGAACTTGGTCTGACGGCATGGCCCACGTTCAACCAGAACACGACCGGAACCGCAGCGGGGCTTACCGCGCAGTATATCGATTGGAACGCTGCCTCTGGTGGAAACAGCATAGCGAATAAGCCGACCCTGCTGGTTATTGACAACACGCCGGACAACGGTGGGGCCGATGCTGCTGGTGAAGATTGGGCATACGATCACGTTGCAGCCGCTGACCCCCACACCGGCTATATGCTCGAAAGCAACATCGGATTTGGGGCAAGCAATTATCTACAGTTGGCGGCATCCCCTGGCACTCCTGACGGAACGAAGTTTTTAAGAGATGACGGCACCTGGCAGGCTACCGCAGGCACCGACACCATCGGGTGGGACTACACGGCGCTTACCGCCGCCCCTGCATCGCCAGTTACCGGAAAAGTCTATCGAGCCGACAATGACACCTGGGACCCAATCACCTATGACGGGACCACGGACTACTTCGTCCTTTATACCGGCTCGGCTTACATCGGGATCGTGGACCTGGCCGGAAACCTACTGATTGAGGGCGTTCCTCTTGCGTCGATAGACGGTCTTGGAACCGGCATCGCAACCGCTCTTGCCGTAAACGCTGGCACGGCTGGTGCTCCAGTGATAAACGGCGGCGCTCTCGGCACGCCCTCAAGCGGCACGCTGACGAACGCCACAGGGCTTCCGTTATCTGGCCTGGTAGATTCCACATCTACGGCTATCGGCGTGGGATCGGTAAACGTCGGCCATGCCAGCGACACCACCCTTGCGAGGGCGTCTGCTGGAGTTCTTACCGTCGAGGGCGTAACTCTCACCCGCACCATCGCCAGCGGGACTTCAGCCCTCGGCACCGCAGAAATCGCAAGCGGTGCTTGTGCTACGGTTGTAACCACAGCGGCAAGTGGGGTAGCTACCACGGACGCGATCATGTGGGGATGGAATACCCGGCCAAGCCAAATCACAGGGTACGGCTATACTACGTCAGGGGCGCTTCGTATCGACGCTTACCCGACTGCGAACAACATTAACTTCGAAGTGTGCAACCAGACGGCGGGCGCAATCACTCCCGGCGCGGTGACGCTGAATTGGAGGGTTGTGCGATGAAAAAGATAATCCCTTTCATCGTCGCCTTGGTTGCGCTGGCTGCTATTGCGTTCGCCAATCAGGGTTCATGGCCGGTACCTGGGCCTGGTGGGACATTCGCATCTTCTTCTTCCTCCTCCTCTTCGTCGAGCAGCTCGGGCGGAGGCCCGATAGCCTTCCCTGTTGCAGCGACCAGCGACTATACAACAAGCACATCTGATACCGCCTTGAGCGTTCCGGTTCCAACAGACACCGCAAGCGGAGATTGTCTAATTTTCTTCGGTGGAGAAGTTGGCGGGAGGTCGCTATCTCCCCCGGCAGGAGTAACGCAAATTGCAACCGCAACCGCGAACAGCAACGCCTATGTGTGGTACAAAAAAGCAGGTGCGAGTGAGTCAGCGTTCGCATTTACCGCCTCTGGCAACTATGCATATGCGTCAGTAATGGCCCTTCGTGTAACGGGCGCGGTTTGTGATTCAACCTCTGATTTCACCGTCACGGTTGGGGGTAGCGGATCAAGCTCAAATGTTGCGGTTTGCCCGAACATAACAACCCCGCAAGATACCATGGCGGTGCTATGGATGGAAATCTCGGAACCAGGATCAACCAGCGACAGTAACAGCCGTGGCGGGGCCACCGAACTCTATGACATGACGGGTTCTACTACCGGGGCGCATCTGAGTTTGTGGTCTGAAGCGATAGCGACCGCAGCCACACTAACTGGCGCGCAAATAACAAAGTCAGCGTGGAGCGGTTATAACTCATTTTCTTTAGGGATAAAGACGCAGCCATGATTAAATACCTGCTTGCGCTATTGCTAATATTTCCGGCTATGGGCCTTGCCGATACTCATTATGTTGGCAAAACCAATGCGGCGAATACCGGCACTTGCACCAACCAGGCGACGCCATGCGCTACCATCGCTTACGGCATATCACAGATGGCCGGGGGCGACACTCTTATTGTCGGAAACGGCACCTATACCACGACAAATGATGTTATCCGTGATCCACCGAATGGAAGTGCCGGTGCCTATACTACCGTGCAAGCCGAAACAGATTTTGGAGTATTACTGGACGGAACATCCTGGGGTAACAGTTCGTGGGTTTACGGACTACGCCTGGATGGAAGAAGTTATGTCAAAATCCAGGGGTTTCGCATAAATGCAGCCCAGAACGATACAGGCGGGCCATCGTTCATCGGAAGCGGCTCTCATCACATAAAAATCATTAAATGCGGCTTCTGGAATGGTCCCGTTGACGGCAACGGAGAAATCACAGGAGTGGGAGACAGCAGCGGAAGCGACGCAAACTACATCTTATTTGAGGACTGCTATGCTTTCGGTGGCAGCCGAGCCGGTTTCACTGCATACTGGTCGAACCATGTAATTTTCAGGCGGTGCATAGCACGGCCGGATTATTACCATTTCGATCTTCAAACATCTGGGTTTTGCAACTACGATAGCGAAGCGACTGTCTACCAAAACAACATTGTTGTTGACATGGCAGGCGGGTCTGCGACCAGCCCATCATTACAAGTCTATTCTCCTTTTTTCTTTGAAAACAAAAGCGACCATGAACCAAACACTTCGATAGAAATGCATGGCAATATAGTCATAAATAACAGTTCCTATTACGGCGCTGTTTATGATCAAGTTCCGGCAGACACAAGGGTATTCCGTGACAATATTCTTTGGGGCAATTCAGGAGGGTTTCAGGCCGGTGATTATCAAAACGGGGAAACATTCTACCCCCCGACCTATGATATTCAGCGATTGACCAGTGGGGCAAATAATCGTCCATACGATCATTGGAACGATAACTTTGACCATAACGCCACATATGCGGGCGGTGACGGACTTGCTGGCGCTGGAACCGGGATGTCTATCATCCTGAATCGGACTAACACCGTGACAAATTCGCTGTTTTACGGCAATCAATCCTATGGAGCAGCGGACTATATAACCAGCAATTACAATGCCTTCTACGGTAACGGTGCCAATTTCGGCGGACTCCATACCTCTTCTGCCGGTGCAAATGATATTACTACCCACAACATTTTGTACCACCCGACGACAAACCCGACCGGAAGTCTAAAGTACCTCCCACGCGGTGCCGAAGATGGATCAACTCTGGCCACCGCTGGCTCATCTGGCGGTCGTGTAGGTGCTCAAGTTTTATGGAAGATCGGCGTTGACGGCACACTCTACGGTGAAACCGGATGGGACACTGTTAGATCACCTGAAAACGGGTATGGCGGGGCAGAAGATAGACTCTGGCCCTTCCCCAACGAAGCTCAGATCAAATCCGATATGGCAAGCTATAGCGGCGCTGGACTTTCCGGCGCGAGAGGCTTTGCGGCCAGCGGGACGCAGCTTGACGGGACAAGCCAAATTACTTTGAGCAGCTACATTTGGGAGTACTTGGGAAATCAGATGCCGGATGATCTTTACGGAGATGCGGAACCTCCAGCGCCAGGTAACCTTATGCAGCCTGTTCGTCAAACCGGGGGCACAGGCGTGTCGCGGATCAGCGGCGGGATGACGGTCGGGCAGTAGGGCCGCAATGAACTGGATTACGCACCTTGAGAAGGGAAAAGATATGAAAAGACTGACCACAACCATCTGCGCCATTCTGCTCTCGGCCATCGCCGTCTCGGCAGCCATGGCCGCCTACTACTCCAAGCCCATCAAATACGCCTGCTCCTCTCTCACGGGCGGCGCCACCGGCTCGCTCGACAGCCTGGCGATAGCCGGCGGATCGCCGAACCTCTACGAACTCGCGGACGGCGACAGCGCAACGGTTACGATCATCTCGGGCACCTCGGCCACCACTTATGAGTACGCCTTCGACGCCGACGGCACGTCCGCGGAATCATCCCCGACCGTCATCAGGCCGAACGATTACGCCACGGCCGGAGTGTGGCGCCTATCCCTGTTTGACTACCGGGCGATCCCCGACCTCAGTTCTTCTTACGACCCTGCCGGAACCTCTGCCGCAGGCGTGGCCGCCCACGCTGCTGACACCGACCTGCACAATGGCACCTGTACGCCGGCAAGCGGCGACTGCGGCGCAGAGCTTACCTGCAACACCCTGGCCGTGGCATCCTGGCCGGACCCGACCATGGACGGCGAGATCCGATGCTTTACCAGTGGCGGCGAAGTCACATACTACCGCTGGAACGGCGAAGATTGGATAGAGTTGGCATCCGGCTCGTTCGCCTTTGATCCCTACCCGGCCTATGAGGATTCAACATACTCCTCTGGCATCGCGGCCAATGCGACGACCTTGGCGATTTACAGCGTGGCGGAATCCAAGTGGCTGACCGCAGCGCTCACGGACTCACTGGGCCCCGAACCGACTGCAACGCCAACGCCCACGCCAACCCCGACGCCCACGCCGTCTTTCGCGGCTTCGGACGATTTCAACCGGGCAGATTCCAACACGCTCGGGGCGCTCTCTGGCGGCACCTACACATGGACCGAAGTCTTTGGCGATATCGACATTGAGACGAACCGGGGCGGCCTGGGCACTGCTGGGGCGGCTGGCGCGGTGATCGGTGTGGACAGGGCCACCGGCTGGCTTCAATCGACAGTGCGCGCCGAAGGGTCCGCTTTTTCCAACCCGGGCTTGATGTTTTGGGAGGTCGATTCGTCCAACTATTGGTACGCAGCTCTTGACCCTGATGACCCAGGCGGCAATGACATCGAACTGCATCAGGTCGTGGCGGGAGTTGACACAGAGTTGGCCGACGCTTCTTTTTATACCGGCATCGATACGGCCTACACGCTAAAGGTGACCTTCGGCGCATCGTCGGTTGTCGTTCAGATCGGCGGGACGACCTACATCACGCATAGCGGCAGCTTCGGCAGCAATACCGGCGACCTTGGTATCTACCAAAGCAGAGGCGGCGGGGCCACCGGCTGGAACGATGACTTTGCGGCGGGAGAATAATATGAAGCGAATAGCAATCGCACTCGCGGTCCTTCTCTTTGCCGCCAACGCACTCGCGGCCCCGAGCATTACGGGCGTCACCGGAGATCCATCGAACGGACAACCCGTCGTGATCTATGGCGCGGACTTTGGCACCGGGAGCACCGTCATTTCTTGGGATGACTTCGAAGCGCATACTGTTGGCGCCACTATTGAATATAAAACGCCGATTGTAGGCCCAGCCTGGACGCTGTTCCGTCTTGCCCCCGAAACCGACTTTGTGAATGTTGAAGACGATTATGCCCACTCAGGAGAAAAATCTGTAAAAATCGAGTGGACCGACGAAACCATAAACTCGTTCGGTTGGGCTGGACGCGGGCCATACACTCAACTGTATTACACTTTCTGGCACAGAGAGGTTTTCCCTGGAAGCATTACATCTGCAAACCGCAAGCTGGTTTTTACATATGGAAATGTAGCATCTTGCGGAGAAACAACAAACGCCCCAAATGGCATCCCCTTAATTCCAGAAGGCAATAACGTATGGGGATTCTACCCCAACAACAGCACACAGCAGCCAAATTGGTCGGGCATGAACAATATGTCCAGCAATACCACCTATGGCACCGGAAACACGCTATATTACAGCCAGACGCTGAACCGTTGGGGGCGATGGGAATACTACCAGCAGTTAAATGACCCGTATAACTGTACGGTTAATGTTAACTGCAACGGAGTGCTTGAGTACTACTATGACGGCGTAAAGCGTTATTACCGGGACGACTATAAACACACGTTTTGCGATGGGGAATACACCGATATCCGCTTTGGACAGATGTTCCAAGGTCACGTTGACAATCAAACTTTCGCCTGGTTTGATGACGTTTGCATTCTATCATCAAGGGCCCGAGTGGAACTCGGCAACGCTCCGACCTGGGCCGCATGCACCCGCCGTGAAATCCAGCGCCACACCGCTTGGGGCGCGACCATCGCCGTGACGGTCAACACCGGGGCCTTTGCCGATGGTGCAACCGCCTACCTCTACGTGGTAGATTCAAACGGCGTGCCGAACGCGGGAGGATACCCGGTTACCATCGGGACCGGATTCCCCACGCCGACGCCCACGGCAACCCCTACACCTACGCCAACACCCACGCCGACACCATCACCGACCCCGACCCCCGGGCCGGCGACGAAATCGCACTTTAACGGCGGAAAGGCTTTGAGATGACCGACCTCGTGGAAGCACTCGGAAAGCTGCTCGGACTGCTGCTGGCCTTTTTCGGCATCACCAAATGGGTCAACCATGCCCTGGAAAAGCGCGTCACGGCCCTTGAAGCCAGCCCGCCAAAAAGAGAAGTGGCCGAGTGCCAGCGGCTGCAAAACTCTTGCTCTGTGGCCGTGCGCCTGGGCGCCGTGGAAAAGCAGAGCGACGGCCTCACTGATTGGCTCAAGCGAATAGAAGCGAAGCTGGACAGGCTGATTGAGAAAGGTGATTGACCATGGACCAGGCCCGCACCGACCGCGTCAAAACGCTCCGTGAAGTGCTGGCCGACATCGAGGCCAAGTGCGCGGCCTGCCCGATACCGAGTACAGTCTTTTGTAATGAGGGGTGCCTTCTGCCGGCCGCCCGGGTTGTGGCCGAAACCGAATTAAGAGATTGCGGGGAGTACGTCCATGCTCTGGATAAAACCAACCTGTAAATGCTGCGGGCGCAAGATGAAATTCAAGGCCGATACCTGCCCGGTTTGCACGGCGCTGTGCGGGATCGAAAAGAAGGTGCCGGGGATACTTCAAAAGGTACTCGAATACCTGGAAAAGAATATCGGGAGACGCGATAATGCCAAAATTTAGCGCGGTTGAACTCAGCAAGATCGAAGACAGGAAGGGCATGGCCTTTCAATGCCCAGGATGCGGCTGCGCCCACTTCGTGCAGATCAATCCGAAGTTTAGCCCCTGCTGGCAGTTTAACGGAGACGTTGAGCGACCAACGGTATCCCCAAGCATCTTGGTTAAAACCAGATGGGCCGACGAGCACAAGGTTTGTCATTCTTTCGTTAAGGATGGCCAGATTCAATTCCTGGGCGATTGCACGCACGCCCTGGCTGGCAAGACAGTGGAAATACCGGATTGGGAAGACTAAGTGGCCACAGGGCCGGAAAGGTAGAATTATGATTTCAGGATGGAAAACCAAATGGGGATTGATCATCGGCACGATCGGCGGCGGACTCATGGCCGGGGCAATGGTGGCCCCCTCGCCGGATCTTGAAAAGTGGTGCATGTTCATCGGGATCATCATGGCCACCATCGGCGGCGGCGGCGTGGGCCTGGGGGTTGCGCACAAGGTGGAGAAGTCAAGCTCTGCCCCGGCAACGATCAAGGAGCCGCCCTCCATCCTGGGGAATTCAGGCGCAGCGGCGCAGTCTGTTATGGTACAATTGTTTGTATGGGTGCTTCTTGCCCTGGTTACCGCATTCTGGTGCGTTGTTGTTTTCAACGGCTGCGCTCCCCACAGGCCCGCCACGCAGCAGATCGCCGCGCAAACGAGCAACCCCTACCACCTCGCGCAAGCGGTCTACCTTGACGCCCTGACGGCCTACAACGAGAGCTTGAAGGTATATCTGCCCTATCGGGACCTTGCCGAAAAAAGCAATCCGGCGGCCGCGGCACGCATCAAGGAGGCCTTCGCCATGGCCGACGGCATGCTGGCCGATTTCAAGGGCTTGGCGGCGCTCGGAAAATACCGGGAGATGGACGCGGATACATTCCGGGCGCTGCTGCGCGACATCAGCATTGAGGTGGCCATGGCCATCGATTCGAAAGGGGGCAAGTGATGGGCGAGAAAATCAGCGTATTGGATGCGGTCATCGCGGTCAACATCCTGGCGGATATCATCCTCCGGTTCCGATCCGCCGGCGTCGAAGTCAACCTGGACAACCTGGCGCAGAAGGTCGCGGAAAAAGAGGCCGAGAAGGACCGGCTCAACGCCGAGCTGAACGGGTGACCCCATGGCCGACATCTGCGACGACGCAACCAAATCGGACGAAGAGTGGGTGGCGATAAAGATCAAAGAGGCCCGCCGCGCGCTGGACCGGCCATCGGCTACCCACTGCGACGATTGCGGGGATGAGATCCCCGAGGAGCGGCGGGCCTTGGTTCCCGGTTGTCGGACTTGCATCGGATGCCAGGTGGAGCGGGAAAACGGGCGGGCTTATCGGGCGAGGTGAGTTGGTACATCTTTGCACCAAAACCCACAAAAAAAGCGGGGATTCCATTTTTGGAATCCCCTTTTTTATTACCAACCCACCTTAGTATGAACCCAAAACTTTTAAGTTTGCCCACAAAAATAATTTTAAAAATATACTTGACATCCACCATGCTGTAGTACATAACACCTAAAACGGAGGACGAAACTACATGCAGACGACACTACATATCCCCTACGGCGCGTTGCAAAGGCTGGCCGACGTGACAGGGTGCAAGGCCAGCCTTTTGAGCGATTATGCCGCCGGAAGAAAGCGACCGGGGCGCGACCGGGCCGTGGACCTGGAGGTTGCGACCGGGATTAATCGGCACCTTTGGCTTTACGGGACTCCCGACGAACTCAAGCCCGCAATTATCGAAGCTGCCAAGCTGGCCGCATAAAAATTTTAAAGGAGCAAAATCCATGGGCAAAGAAATCGTTCCGGTAAACTTCGACTTCAACGGCTCCAACATCTCAACGATCATCGACGGCGGCGGCGACCCATGGTGGATCGCCAAGGAGGTTTGCGACGTTCTTGGCCTGACAAACCCGACCGAGGCGTTAAGGTCTCTGGATGACGATGAAAAAAATACCCTAAGGATTACTGAGGGTATTCAGGGCAACCCCAACAAGGCCATTATCTCCGAATCCGGCCTCTATTCTCTGATCCTCCGCTCCCGCAAACCAGAAGCCAAAGCGTTCAAAAAGTGGATCACCTCCGAAGTGCTGCCGACGATCCGCAAGACCGGGGCATACGCTGCCGACGAAGCTTCGCGCCTCAAAGCCCTGAACGACCCCTCCAGCCTGCGCGGCCTGCTGCTGGTCTACACCGAGAAGGTTTTAGAACTGCAACCCAAAGCCGACGCCTTCGACAAGATCGCCAACGCCGATGGCTCAGTAAACGGGACCGAAGCCGCCAAGGCCCTCCAGGTGCGCCCGAACGATCTATTTAAATGGATGAGCGAAAACAAATGGATTTACCGGCGCCCGGGTGGAAAGCAATGGCTTGGATACCAGGACAAGGTGCAGCAAGGGCTCATCACTCATAAGGTCCACACCGTGTTGCAGCCCGACGGAACGGACAAGATTTATGAGCGCGTTCTGATTACTCCTAAGGGAGTCACCAAAATGGCGGCGCTCCTGAAAAACTAAGGGGGTCACAATGCTCCACCGAATCAATAACAAAGTCGTAATTGCCAGAAAGCTCGGCGAAACGCCCTACACGCCATGGGAGCTGATTCGCATGGCCCTGGGCCTCGCGGTTTTCTTCGCCGTCATCGGCGGCATCTATATCGTAATTTAAAAGGAGGGCAAGGCCGTGATAGACAGAAAAGAACTCGAAGAAATCTTGGCTCAGCATAAACTGTGGATGCAAAGTAATGGTGGTAGCCGGGCCGACCTGCGCCGGGCCGACCTGCGCCGGGCCGACCTGCGCTGGGCCGACCTGCGCCGGGCCGACCTGCGCTGGGCCGACCTGAGCGGGGCCGACCTGCGCTGGGCCGACCTGAGCGGGGCCGACCTGCGCTGGGCCGACCTGACCGATGCCGACCTGCGCGGGGCCGACCTGAGCCGGGCCGACCTGAGCGGGGCCGACCTGATTGTCATGCAGCTAAATCAATATCAGGTGTTTGTACAAAAAGAATTTACGCGCATCGGCTGCGAATACCACAAAAACGAGGAATGGCAGAAATGGGGGCCTACCGACGTAAAACATATGGCGCACGATGCCGAAGCATTTTGGACGCCGTACAAGCCTGTCGTATGCGCGGCTATCGCGGCTTTGGCGCAAAAATAAAAGGAGGTGAGAACGTGAGTGTGCATAAACTGAAAGATGAAGGACAAGAGTTTTCTTCCAAGGAGCTGGATCTACTGATTCGTTATGATGAGATTTTCAGGAATGCGGATGCCCCGCTCTGCCCCAAATGCGAGCGCGAAAAAAGCCCCATGCCCGGCCCTTCCGGCGGCATCGGTGGCGGCCCCTGCCTCTATTGCATCGAAGAGGCACTCCGGACCAAAAAGCCGATCCTGATTAAGCACCTGCCCGAGCGCTGGCCGGCGGACGCGCACCTTATCCAGATGGCCCACGATCTCATTAAACGCTTCCATCCGGACGCCGCGCGCGCCTCCATCGCCTACTTGATGAAGGCCAAGCACGGCGAAACCAACGGCAAGATAGTGCTCGGTTCGTGCGCCAAGCAGAGCCCCAAGAACAAGATGCTCCACGGCTGGGACTACATCATCGAAATCGCCTGGGACATGTGGGCGATGTTCCGACAAGAGCAGCGCGAAGCCCTGCTGCTGCATGAGATTTGCCACATCTGTAAGGACGGCGGCCAGTGGAAGCTTGAGAGCCACACCGTGGAAGAGCATGTGCGCGTTATCGAGGCTTACGGCCTTTGGAAGCCTGATCTGCAAGCGTTCGCTGAGGCCATCAGATCGTCCGAAGAACAGGAAGAAGATAAGCAACTCAAGTTGGTTTAGGGGAAGATGATACGGCCGGCGGCCCGATGCCGCCAACGACAAGGTGAAAGGATAATGGGATGAACTACTAAAAGCCGACCGATTACGGATTGATTACGCCCCTCTCTCGCCGTTGAGAGGGGCGACGTGAACCCGCAATCACAAGGAGACGGTATGCAGCTTGTTATTGAAATCAGCGAGAAGGCATTCGACTACCTGCGCAAAGGCATAGCAAAGCCCGAATTTATGGCGGCGGCCATAATCGAATCCAGAGTGGAACGGTTCGGAGATCTTAGGCAAGAATATGTTCCTTCCTTTTTAGACGGACGAAAGTCCGCATAGGAGGCCCCATGTACGCGGAGAACATCAAAGAGCGAGCGATTGAGCGTGAACTACAGAAGGAAAGGCGCACCGTGCCCTATCCGAAGTGCACCGAAATTTGCAGCGTGACAGAGGTTTGGGGCGAGGATGAGTGCCGCCTGATCTGTCCGCAGAAATTTTGCAACGGTGTCGCCCGGCTTGTCGTCGCGCTCATGGTGGCCGGACTTCTCTTTGGGTGCGCCGGCTGGACCTACAACGGCATAACCCGCGAAGACCTCCAGGGCGGCGACTTTATATCGGTATCCGCCGGCTTTGGCGCATCCTACCTCGTCCACACGGCAAGCCATATCGTGGCCGCTGAGATCGCTGGCGAGCCGTGGCACTACGATGGCCTATCCGAGATCGTTGACGGCGACCTATCGCCCTCCGAGGCGCGCTGGTTCGCTCGGGCCGGATTCCTGGGGCAACTTGCGGTGGGGTGGACGATGAAGGCTTGCGGTGCCGATGGGCCGTTCGCTCGGGGGTACTACACCGGGGCGATGTTTGAGGTTGCCACCTATCCGGCGCTGGTGGGGCTGTCTGGAGACGGAAACGATATTGAGATGATCGAGGACAACGGCGGACATGGGTATGCCGAATGGGCGGCTTACTCTGCTGCGGCTGTTGGGTTGGTTTTTAGTAGGTAAGGATAGGGGGGAGCGTGGCTTATGAAAGAGATAAACGAGGATGACGTTTTGGCTTACGACCCGTTTGAGGGAGACTTTGGCGACACTGGCGACCGCACCTTGAAAGACAAGATGGTAACAGCCCGCAAGGGCGGTGAGTGCCATATGTGCGCCGGAAATATCGTGCCGGGTGAGCGCATCCGCTCAAGGTCAGACATTTTCGATGGGCAGATGATGTATTTCAGGTGGTGCAACGCTTGCTGCCGGGCGATGGCTGACAGTTGGGAAGATGGGGGCCTCGCGCTTGAAGAAAGAACATCAATGGGCAGCGAGATGCGCTCAAAATGACCAGCAAGCCGCAACCAAATAACGCCGCCCGGCCAGAGGCGCAAGGAGCCCGTAATGGGGCTGTGCAGCAAAACAAGCGTCTCCCCGGTTCGTGAAAGCCGGGGCGGGTGGCAAAAAAATAAGGGGGAGAAAATGCATCAATCGTTTGGGTATATGGCAAGAAAAGTAAGGATTGTGCTCGATGATGAGCAGGAAAACGCAATTCAAAGCTTTTTCCCTGACGACGAGGAGTTCAAGGTGTGGCCATTTAACGGGCTTGCGGGTGCCTCTATCTGCCAAGTCATGGGGCCTTACTTCGTTGGCTCGTATGTTTCCAACAGGTATTTTTTGGAGATCTATAAAGTGATTGAGCGGTGGGAATACATGGTGTGTTACCAACCATATCGGCACATGTGGAGATAGTGAAATGGCCTACTCCAACACCACAGGAAAGCCAGCGCCCAGCGACATTTTGCGGCCCTGGATACAATCGGACTACTTCACAGACGAGTCCAAGGCGCGTGGCAACGCCGTCCACGAAGCATGCGCGGTTCATCTTATGGGAGAGTTCGCCTGGATGGAAAACAAGGCTTGGCGCGGATACCTCGATTCGTTCCTGATTTGGGCCGACCAGGAAAAGCCCAAGCCCCTGCAAGTCAACGGCCAGACCCTCATCGAGCGCCGCCTGGTAAGCGAGTTCTACAGCTACAGCGGCCAGCCGGACATTCCATGTTACATCGCAACGCGGGGCGGGGCAGGGGTGGTGGACATCAAGACATCGGTGGCCCTGGGTAAGTCTTGGCCCCTGCAAATCGCGGCCTACCGCAAGCTGGTGGCCGGCGAAACCGGATTGCCGATCATGTGGGGTTGCTCCGTGCGCCTCCAAGAAAACGGCGACCCGCCAAAGGTAAAATTTTACGATGATTGGGAGCGCGACTTCAATTTGTTCTTGTCCGCGCTGAACTTACACCGGCACTTCGCCGGAAAATAAGGAGGAGAAAAGTGGAAAGAAAATACCCGTGCGAAGCAGTAGTGGCCAACGTCAAAAATCTTAAATTTGCCGTTCTAAAAACCCCGCTTATTGTCACTGTCCTGGAACCGGCGAAGATTTTGAGTTGCGCTTGCGGGGGCCGGAAGGTTCACCCGATAGAGTTGCCGGATGGCTACCCTGACCCGCCTGGAAAGTGCGGTTTTTGGACGGCTCTTCCTGAGCAACTGGAATTTTTGGAGGTGCCTCAATGATCAATTGGGACGCAATATCACCGATGAACGATGCCGGCGCATCGGTCCGGGCCGCAACAAATGGACTCACACCGGAGCTTCCGAGATCATGCCGCGACATGGATGTCGAGGCCGACATGGCGGCCGTCTCCTACAAATTGCCGGCTCCGGCAACGCGCCACGACCCCCTGGACCCGGCCCCCCTGCTGTCCACCTTCGCCCACTACGAACCGCAGATCACCGAAATGGAATCCGAAGTAAAGGCCGTCAAAGTCACCGATGAGCCCACGGCCGCCCGCGCCGTCTCCATGGCCGGCCAGACACGCAAGCTGCGCAACGAGATCAAAAAGGCGGTCGATGCCGCCTTCCGGCCGGTCAACGACTACAAGAACGCAATCTCCGATGTCACCGGCAAGCTCATCAAGCGCCTGGAGGCCATGACCAGCGCCCTGGAAAGCGCCAACCGGGCCTTCCTTGTCGCGGAAGATACCAAACGCCGCGAAGCCGCCCGCAAGGCCGAAGAAGAGGCCCGCAAGGTCCGCATGGCCGCCGAAGCCGCAGCTCGGGCAGAGGCCGAAAAGCAAGCCGAAGCCCTCCAGGTGCCCGTTGAGCAGATCCACGTGGAGCCGGTCTTCGTGCCCGCCGTGGTCATGCCGCCGACCGAAACGAAGATCACGACGGCCGAGGGCTCCATGAAGATCGAATATGAGATGGTGCCGGAGATCGTGGACTTCCGCAAGCTGCCGGATGAGTGCTTGCAGGCCCGGGTTAAGGAGATCACGGCGGCGGTTATGCCGTGGATTCGCAAGCGCGGGGCTGCTGGCATCCACAACGATCCTGGGATCATCTGGACGCGGCAACCTAAGACTCAGACGCGGGTGGGGAGGTAGCGCCATGAAGCTCTTCTTAATGCGCCTCTTCGCCATGCGCGGGACCTGGGAGTGGGCCTTGCGGCAGATGGGTAGGGGGAAGATCGTGCGGATGCGCAGCGGCAAGTTCAAATATAAGATGAAGGCTTGCGGATTGATGTGCACATATCTCGACGATTCTTTAAATTGGGTAGGTGCCGTCATGGGTGGGAAGTTTGAAAGGGCAACCGATTGGGAGGTGATTCGATGAAGGGCAAAATAGATTGCAAAGGGTTCTTAAAGCTGATGCGCGGCAAAGATTTAAAGCAGCAGGTTTGCCCGTTTAGCAATGGAGGGGCCTGGTGCTCAGATGATTGCCCGCTATTTGGAGAGCCAAGAGCGGGCCTCATGGGGCCCGGCCGGGTGTGCCTGGATATTTGCCAGGGCCGGACCTTGGTTTTTGGCGACGGAGATTTTGTGGACGAACGAAACAAGGAGGATTAGCGCAAATGAACCGCATCATGGGCATCCACAAATTAGGCATGCTGGCCCTGCAAAAGAGATCGGTGCACGCGCCTGGGACATGGCTCCGCGAACCAAAGCCGGCCGCCGTGGTCATGAACTTTCAGGGCCACCTGATACTTCGGCTGATCGACCAGGGCCTGTACGTTTACGAGGCGAAAAATAAGAAGGATAAACCGTTCAATTTCAGAAACAAGGAGGATGAAAGCAAATGACCGAAACAAAAGAGATGGTAGCAACCAAGTCCCAAGTCCCCATCGTCGATGGCATCATCAAGCCCGTTGACTTCGACGGCATGTGGCGCATCGCCAACATGTACGCCGGCAGCGGCATGGTGCCCAAGAACTACATCAACAACCCGGCCGCCATCGTCGTCGCGGGCCAATTCGGCGCCGAGCTCGGCCTTTCCTTGATGCCCTCGCTCCAGAACATTACCGTGATAAATGGGAATCCCACGGTATGGGGCGACATCATGCTGGGCATCGTCCGCAGCAGCAACACCTTGGAAGTCTTCGTGGAGTTCTACACCGGCAACCGTGGCGCCGACGATTACACAGCCGTCTGCATCGCCAAGCGCACCGGCATCGGTGACAAGTACGACCCGGCCGACGACCTGGACACCATGCGGCGCAAGCAGCTTTTTGTGAACGAATACTCCATGGCAGACGCTCGCCAAGCCAACCTGCTCACCAAGGACAACTGGAAAAACAACCCGCGCCGCATGCTCAAAATGCGCGCCAGGTCCTTCACCCTGCGCGACGGCTGGCCCGACAAGCTGAAGGGCATGCACAGCGCCGAAGAGATGGCCGACGCCGTGGAAGTCGTGCAGATGAAGGCCGTGCAGCAATCGGACGACACGACGCAATACACCGTATCGGTCAACCCCATGCTTACCGACGCCGACCTGGCCAAGCAGTTTGACGAGCAGGTCAAGCCGGATGCGGCCATGGACAACTGGATCGGCATTATGATCGGCCAGCGCCAAGGCTTGACGCTGGAGCAGTGCAAGGCCGAGATCGTCCGGAGCAACGACGTGCAGCGGTGCCAGGACGCCTACAAGCAGCACTTGGCCCGGGAGGCAGAGAAGGCCAAGACCGCGCAACAGGAAGCGCCCAAAGAGGCCGAGAAGGCCGACGCCGAACCGAAAAAGGACGAACCCCAATGGGACCCACTCACCTCCGACATCCAGCAACGCTACCAGACCGACAAGGCCGCCATTCTGAGAGCCAAAGCCGAAGAGATGGGCATCGACGTGACCTGCAAACTTGGCCGCCAGGTGCATCAGGAGATCATTGCGGCAGCCCAAGGTATCACGAAGGAAGACGTGGCCCAGCTTGGTGGACAGACGACCGAGGCTGGTCCGGCGACTTCGGAGAATAAAGGCACCTGGACCGCTGGCGGCGATGGGGTCTACGAGGGCACCGAAACCGAGATCATGCTTCGGGAGAAATACAACCAGGCCCGCACCATGAACAAGCTCGGATCGGCGGCGGCCAACGCTGACCGCAAGACCGGCAAGAAACCCGAGACGGCCAGCGAGTTGCAGACCTGGCTGAACTACTTTGAAGCTTTTGCGAAAACCATGCTCGGCACAGCCGTGCAGTGGGACCGGCCCGAAGCCCATCAGCGGCGGGACGCTATCGATGTTGAGGATGATACGCCGGGATTTTTGGAAGATGAGAAGATGTAGGGAGGTGCACTATGGATCTATTCTTTCTTGTTTGGAATAGCAGCAAAGCGGTTTCTTCTTCCAATTATCGGCACGAAAGCAGAAAAAGCGCCGAACAAGAAGCGGAGCGCTTGGCGTCCGCTAATCCCGGTGAGTATTTCTATGTTCTTGCAGCGATTGGTATGTGCCACGCGAGAACTGTTGATTGGGACCGCGTTCCATCAGGCGAAATACCGTTCTGATGCTGACCGGGCCAGCAAAGCCCGAAATGGATAGGATAACGGCCCGCCGTGGCTCATCGCGGGGCGGGCCTGGGAGTGACATGAATCAGGAATGCGAAAAAAGACTGAGGGAATTGGCTCGATCGATGATTGTCGGAGCAGATATCAGCGCCGTACTGCATGAAATCGACATGCTGCGACATGGATTAAAATCGGCCAACAAGATCGTCCACAACCTAACCGTGGCAATGCAGGCGGCCCTGATTGACGCCCATCATAACGGGCCGCAAGCCGCGATTGTGTGGATAGAGAACACGCTCGATGGCCCTGGGCTTTTGCCTGATAAAGCAGATGGACTTTTAGGCGCTCAGGCCTTTTTTGACGCCAATATGATAGGTCCGTAACGATAGGGAGAACGGACCATGATTAAACGAATTTTTAAGTATGAAATATTGGCGGCCGATTCGTTCGTCTTAGAAATGCCTAAGGGGGCGGAGCTACTGACCGTGCAAGAACGGTACGGAAAGCCGCAATTATGGGCGCTGGTTGATCCAGATGCCAAAAAAGAAAGCAGATATTTTTTATTGCGCGGCACTGGCCACCCGATACGGTACGCCCCCGGGACCGATTACAAATACATCAACTCTTTTCAGTTGCATGAAGGGGCGCTTGTCTTTCATCTGTTCGAGGATTTAAGGGGGAAAATATGATTACCAAAAAAGTTCTTGTTACTCAGGAAATTGAAGTGACCGTAGATGAAACGAAGTTCAGCGAAAAGTTTATGCAGGAATTTCGAGAGAGCTTCTATCAATTCGATGACTTAGACGCCCATATCAAGCACCTGGCACAATTAGAAGCAAGGGGTTTTGTGCCATTCGACAACTCGTTTATCGAGGGGTACGGATGGTCAAAAGATATGGGGATCTCATTCAAAAATGAAGGAATTGAAGAAGAAATTCAAGGCTCGTAATGACCAGGAGATAAGCCCCAATGAATTTTTGCGGCACCTGTCACCACCACAGCTTCCTCGGCATCGAGAACTGCTGCAAAGCCCATCTCAAAGACGGCAAGCCGGTGATCATCCCGAGGGCCAAGTGGGACGCGAAAAAGGAAGACGGGGGCATGGTGTGCTCTTGTGGGAAGTGGGTGGATTGGATGGGCCATGATAAGAAGGAGGAGAAGTGCCAGGACTAATTGAACGATACCGGCAGTTCGTCCGCGACAAGATAAAACTCGATCATCGCATGGGTTTCGAGGTCGCGCCGGAAGAAATAAACCAGATACTAAAGCCGCATCAGTGCGATGCTGTAAGATGGGCGCTGCGACTCGGAAGGGCCGCGCTATTCGAACGTTTTGGCCTGGGCAAGACTTTCCAGCAGCTTGAAATCTTGCGTATCATCCAGGGGCGCGAAGGTGGCCGGCAACTCGAGATTTGTCCGCTGGGCGTGCGCCATGAGTTTATGGTGGACGCGGCCAAACTCGGCATTGAGATTAAGTTCGTCCGCTTTTCTCATGAGGTCGGCGGCGACGGAATTTACATCACAAACTATGAGTCGGTGCGCGATGGCCGGCTTGATATAAACCTGTTCAACGCGGTTTCCCTGGACGAAGCATCATGTCTTCGCTCTTACGGTTCGCTTACTTTCCAGACCTTTTTAACCTTATTCAGATCGATCAAATACCGCTTTGTGGCGACCGCTACGCCGAGCCCGAACCGATACAAGGAGTTGATCCACTATGCCGGGTTCCTGGGGATCATGGACACCGGGCAAGCCTTGACGCGGTTCTTCAGCCGAGACAGCACGAAAGCAAACCAACTCACGCTCTATCCGCACAAGGAAAAAGAGTTTTGGCTTTGGATTTCATCCTGGGCGCTCTTTCTGCAGCGGCCGTCTGACCTGGGGTATTCCGATGAGGGCTACGACCTGCCGCCGCTTAAAATCTTTTACCACGAAGTCGCCATAACCGATCCCGAACCGGCCTATGACCGCGATGGACAGATGCAGATTTGTGGCGATGCAAGTATGTCGCTTAAGGCGGCCAGTAAAGAGAAGCGGGAAAGCATCCAGGAGCGGATCGACAAGATGGTCGATATCCTGATGGACGACCCAGAAAGCCATTACATCATATGGCACGACCAAGAAGCAGAGCGCCAAGCGATCAAAAAGGCCGTGCCGGTTGCCGTCGAGGTCTATGGTTCGCAGGACCTGGAAGTGCGCGAAGGTCGGATAGCCGGGTTTTCCGATGGCAAGTTCAAGTATCTGGCGACCAAGCCGGTATTGAGCGGGTCCGGTTGCAACTTCCAGCGGCATTGTCACAAGTCGATATTCCTTGGCATCGGTTTTAAGTTCAACGACTTCATTCAGGCTATTCACCGAATCTACCGCTTCCTACAGGCGCATGAATGCGAAATCCATATCATCTACGCCGAAACCGAGCGCGGTATTCTCGAAATCCTAAAACAAAAATGGAAACAACACGACATCATGGTGGAGAAAATGAGCGAAATCATAAAGAAATACGGACTATCGCACAAGCAAATGGAAGAGGAATTGCGCCGGTCAATCGGAGTTGAGCGCGTCGAGGTGACCGGCAAGCGCTTTGTGGCGGTGCTGAATGATTCCGTCGAAGAGTGCGCCATCATGGAAGAAAACAGCGTCGGGCTTATCCATACCTCAATCCCGTTCGCGAATCATTACGAGTACACGCCGAGTTTTAACGACTTCGGCCACACCTCTGGCAATGCTCATTTTTGGGAGCAGATGGACTTTTTGACGCCAAATCTGTTCCGCATCTTAAAACCGGGGCGCATCGCGGCGATCCACGTCAAGGACCGAATCAACTTCGGCAATGTGACCGGGCTTGGTTTCCCGACGTGCGACAACATGCTGGAAGAAACATCGATGCACTTCCAAAAGCACGGCTTTAAAAAGATGGGGATCATTACCATCGTCACCGATGTCGTGCGCGAGAATAACCAAACCTATCGCCTTGGCTGGACCGAGCAGTGCAAGGACGGATCGAAGATGGGTGTTGGGTGTCCCGAGTATGTGGTGCTCCTACGCAAGCCGCAGAGCGATTTAACGCGGGGATATGCCGACGACCCGGTGACCAAAAACAAGCAAGAGTACACCAGGGCCCGGTGGCAGACCGACGCTCACGCATTTTGGCGATCATCCGGCAACCGCTTTTTGTCGGCCGAAGAACTGGTCAGCTACGGCCCTGATCGCCTTGCAACGCTGTTCACGCAAAGCACGCTCGAATCAATTTACAGCCACGAAACCCACGTCAAGATCGGAGAAGGCCTTGAATTAAAGGGCGCGCTCCCGGCCAAATTCATGGCCATCGCCCCGGGCTCCTGGGACACGCAAGTATGGCACGACGTGAACCGGATGCTTTCGTTTAACGGTTCGCAGGCCCGCCGCAAGCTGACGCTCCATATCTGCCCTCTCCAGTTTGACATAGTTGACCGCATCGTTCGCCGCTACTCCAACGAGGGCGACCTTGTTTTTGACCCCTTCGGTGGCCTTGGCACGGTGCCGGCGCGCGCCATTAAGCTCGGGCGCTTGGGCCGGTGCTGCGAATTGAATCCGGAGAGTTTCCGAGACTCCATCGCCTACCTGAAGGGCGCGGAGATTGAAGTTGAATCACCAACGCTTTTTGACATGGAGGATTTGAAGCAATGCGCGAACGGATGAAGGTAGCCTATATCGCTGGCCCATACCGGGACGCAACAGTCGCCGGCATAGTCGCCAACATCAGGGCAGCGGAGAAGGTCGCCGCCGCCTACTGGCTCAAAGGCTATGCCGTGATATGCCCGCACAAAAACACGGCCCTTTTTGACGGCCTCGCACCCGATAGCGTGTGGCTGGAGGGCGACCTGGAACTGCTGCGGCGCTCGGATGCCATCGTCATGGTACCAGGGTGGGAAAATTCCAGCGGCGCCAAGGCGGAGTTGGCCGAGGCGGTGCGGCTTGGACTTGAGGTGATCATGGAGGGTGTTTTATGCGATGCCCAAACTGCGAAAAATTTATGAGAACAGAGCCGTGCACCTACGCGAAAACGCAAGGTGGCCTCGGAGATGCAGCAATACACTACTGCGATGATTGCGGCTATCAAGTTGAGGTTAGGCGCGGAAAACGGTTTATGGTTTTTGAAGGGGTGCGGGAAATTGACATGGTTATCAAGGGAGGAGATCCGAATGCAAATCAGATTTAAAAAACTGCGCCCAGGCGCCATCATCCCAAAGTACGCCACGGCCGGCTCCAGCGGTTTCGACCTGGCGGCGGCTGAAGAGCATCTTCCAGGTTGTTAGCAGCCACCTATCTGTGCCGCCTTTTGTATTTTTGAAGGAGCTTATTATGAAAAAGAAGCTTACCGAACGCGAGAAATGGGCGCTTTACGAGTCCGAAAAAAAGAAACTCCAAAACATCGGTTTGACCCCGCGAGAATATATGGACGCAATTCGCGCCCTATGCGACCGCATCGGGTATTGAGCCATGCAGCCACAAAACCGAATCCAGCCGCACTCAACCGAGATAGAGCAAGAGGTTTTATCCGCTTGCCTGCAAGGTGAATCAACTTCAGTTGTCGGCATCTTATCGCCTTCCGATTTTTACACGACAAGTCATCAAAAGATCTACCAAGCCATCGAATCGCTTTCTAAACGCATGGCTCCGGTGGACGTTCTGAGCGTCGTGGATGTTCTGAGATCAATCAATGAACTTGATGCTTGTGGTGGGGCCTCATATATCTCCAGCGTCATGAACAACGTGCCGATGGCCATCAATCTTGACCACTATTGCAAGGTTCTGAAGGACAAATCGGCAAAGCGCCGCATGATCCAGCGATGCGCCGAGCTCGCCATTTCCTGTTATCAAGACGAGGAAATAGGAGACATTTACGAGCGGTCAAAGCAGATCGTGACCGCCGCCGACCTGCCTTCTATCGACCGCAAAAGGGCCGTCGATATTTCCAATGTCTACCCTGCTGACAAGATGCTCGAAGAATACCGGGCCTATGTATCCGGCATGAAGAACAACCGCTTTGTAACCGGAATCCATGAAATCGACAAGCGCATCCGTGGGGTGGGTGGCGGGGAAACATTGTTTATCATCGCCAGGGCCGGCGCCTACAAGACCGCTTTACTCCAAAACCTCATGCGTAATTACGTCAACGCCTCGTCCTGGGGCGCTGTATTCTTTTCCCTTGAAATGCCGGTCCCCAACATCACCGAACGCTTTTTGCAAAACTTCGACAGGTCCAGCGGGAAAGAGATTGAGGATTTTTATTCCCACAACCTGACCGAGTGCATCGACCCCATAGAGACAAAGTTCAAGCAGCAACTCAAACGCTTCTATGTGGTCCCTACCAAGTGCAGCCTTTCGGACATGGAAAGATATGTCCGACTCATCGAAGATCACCACAAGGTCCATATCGGGCTTATCGGAGTGGATTACATGGGACTCGTCAACCAAACCGGAAAATCCGAATATGACAAGGTTTCTGAGATTGCCAGGGGAAGCAAAGACCTTGCGAAATTCTTGAATATCCCGGTTGTCGTTTTGTCTCAAATCAACCGCTCTGGAGAGGATGGATCAGTAGAGGTCAACATCCAAATGGGCCGCGGGTCTGGAGCCATTGAAGAGGCCGCCGACTTCATGCTTGGGCTCTGGAAAGAGGATGACAACCTGATCGCAAAGATCCTCAAAAACCGGAAGGGCGCACCTGGGTCAAAGTGGATTCTTGAACTTGATTCGAGCTGCTTTTTCATCGGGCCGAACGCAATAGAATACAACCCTGTTCAACATCCCGCGAGAAGAAGAAGGGCCGATAAAGAGGGGTAAAAATGAGGTCACGAAACATAAAGCCTGGGTTTTTCAAAAACGAGATCCTTGGGGAATGTTCACCCTTAACGCGGATATTGTTTGCCGGCATATGGTGTATGGCCGACCGCGAAGGAAGGCTTGAAGACCGGCCGAAAAGAATCAAAGTCGAAATTGTCCCTTATGACGATATCGACGTAGACGAGGCGCTGAATTGTCTCCATGAAAACGGTTTCATAATCAGGTATTCTGTACAAAATCAGAGATATATTCAAATTGCAAACTGGAAGAAGCACCAGACTCCACACATGAAAGAAGCCCCTTCTGTGATACCAGAATTAGTTGAGCACAAGTCAAGCACTGTGCAAGCACCGTGCGAGACTGATATTGGCACAAGTGCAGCCCATCTGATTCCTGATTCCTTGTTACTGATTCCTGATTCCAATAAAACTACATTGTCGGGCAAGCCCGACGAGGAGGCCGGTAAGGATGAAAAAATCCCATCATCGACCATCCAAGAAATAGTCGAATACCTCAACGAAGCAGCAGATAAAGATTTCCGCTGGCAATCCAAGCCTACCCAAATCATGATTAAGGCCCGCTTAAAGGAAGGGTTTGAGGTCGAGGACTTCAAGCTTGTGATCGACCACAAGGTTAAAAATTGGAAACATTCCGTATCGAGTGATGGTCGGCCCATGTACGGGTTTTTGAGGCCTCAGACTTTGTTCGGGACAAAATTCGAGGCATACCTGAACGAGATACCGATAACAAAGTGATGCGCGGCAATTATTTGACCATGGCAAAGACGAGATTTCCGCAACCAAGGAAAGCGGCAAGGCGACGGTAGCGATTTCGGATGTTGGTGGCATGCATCCTATGGGCTGATCTTAGATCGTCGAAATTTGAGGCTCTCAGAGAGTCGGAAAGGAAACGAATGAACCACGTTTTTATCCCCGGCAACGTCCCAAGCTCCAAAAACAGCAAAATAGCCACCTCAAAGGGCGTTTTTCACTCAAAGACCGTGGCCCACTACCTCAAAGACCTGGGCGTCAAGGGCTACAACCTGCGGTACCGCACCGTGGATGAATACCGCCAGCGCGTCAACATTTTCCGGCAATCGTGCGGCACGCTCTTTAATGGCATCCAATACCCGGCGATCATCGGCTTTCACTTCGTGAGGGATTCGCGCCGGCAGTTCGATTTCCACAACGCTTGCCAGATCATCGCGGACCTGCTGGTGGCCCACGGCATGATCGAAGACGACAACATGGCGTGCATGATCCCGGTGCCGTACCAAGTGAGCGGCCGCTGGTACACGGTGGATAAGGCTTGCCCGGGGGTTTTCCTTCGGGTTTTTAAGGACATTCAGATGGCGGCTTGATGAGGGCCGTGAGGATAGGGAGAACATATGTACTTTTGGGTGTTCAACAATATCAAGAATGGTCATATCAAAATTAACCTAATGGGGATGATCCAATTCGCCAAGTCTGCTAAAAAGCATATAATCAGAGGCAACCCTTCATGGATGTGGATGGCGCAAATTAGGGGATTTTTTATGTGCTTTCGGCAGTTACTTACAGGCCCGCAATGACCACCAGAAAGGACGCCACCAAATGCTCGGATTAATCCCATTGCAAGAGATCACCGTGGATGCCGATGGAATTTATGCGGATTACACATGGTGGGGTGGAGGTTATAAGCCGTTGAAAAAGAAAGCGCCGCAGTATTGCAAGCACTGTGGCCATCGGTTGGCAGAGTGCAATAATACCGGGGAGTGTCTTCGGAAGTGTAAGCCGGCCAAGGTGGAATGGGATAGGCCCAAGCCCGGCAAGGGCGAATCGAGAAGGGAGACCGGCAACCCGGCGACGTACCATGGCAAGCCGTGCAGGACGTGTCGTGGGACCGAGCGGTACATTAGGGGTAGTGTTTGTAAGGCTTGCAGTTCGAGGATTAGGGCGGAGCGGTATCGAGCGAATAAGGAGAAGGGGAACACATGAAGCTATTAAGCCTAAAGCGCAGGGTGCCTACCATCAGCACAGACATCGCCGGGCCAGCATCCACCAAGCGCATCGAGGGGCGAGAGGCCCAAAGAATAAGGAGGCGCATTGCTTTGCGCGATGGGTTTGCTTGCCGGTCTTGTGGTATGGTGGTGATTAGGTTCGAGATCGATCATGTGGTGCCGTTGCATTTAGGTGGGGCGGAGAGTGATGAGAACAGGCAATTGCTTTGCGTGCCATGTCATAAGGCTAAGACGGCGAGCGAAGAAGCGGCAAGGGGTGGGGGGCATCAAATCTCGAAAAGCGGCTGAACATGGAAGCAACG